TTAAGCTCCTAATGTATAAGTAGCAGCTACTATACCATTTGGTCTTAATACTTTAGCCCCATATATGCATAATCCTCTAACGGCTTCACTGAAAGCAGACTCTAACCTTAAGTGTTCAACCTTATCTAATATCTTGTCATATCCTAAAGCTGACTTATGCATAGCAAATATTTTTCCAGTTGGCAACTCTTCTGATGATATAACTTGTAATCCATTTATTTTTTGCCCTTCAACAACTCCATTTTCTAGTACGTTTGGATTTCTAGTGAATCTATCATCTTTAGATAATAATCCTAATATCTCAGAGTTAACTATTACGAATCTGTTAACCTTTGGAACTTTATTCTTAGATAATGCTGTCCCCATGTCCACTATTAAATCATATATGTTAGTCTTATCTATTGCTACACCTGTCATAATCTTTCCTGCTTCTGATATAGCTTTAGCAAATACATCCCCATCGACTTGTGCTGCCATATCGAAAGAATCTTGTTCTACAGTAGCTTGTAAAACTGGTAAATTAGTTTGAGCTGCTTCTACATCTGACATAGTTGGTGCAAAGTATTTCTTTTTATCAAATATTAATTCCACATCTGTAGTTTTTGCATCTGTATATTCTACTGTACCTTTATACTCTTTTACTCCTGATCCTGTAGCAGTTGAAAATATTACCTTTTCACCCTTTTTCTCAGTTGGTTTTACGCATATAACATCTGCTACAGATACTCCGTTATATTGCTTTAATATTGTTGCTTCCCATAGTGTCCTCTTGAATCCCATAAATTTTCACCGTTATAGCCCTTTTGGGCTATCCTTTCATTTCAATTAATTTGTTTGATACTAACTTTCTTTAAATCCTAAGTTTAAAGACATAAAAAAAGACCTTAATTAAAAACTAGGTCTTATTGACTAAAATTTATTTAACATTTCCATAACCTGTTCAGTTGACATATTATCAACACTATTTAATAAATCTTCGTATAAGTTCCCTGTTGAATTTCCACTCGGAGGAGTGTAACTCGTATTTGATACTCTATCCTCTACATTTTTATCTATGTAAGACTTCATAGATTCTTCAAATAAAGATATATTAGCATTAGTAACTTCATCATCATCAGCTAATAAGAAGTCTATCATTTTCGATGGTATATTCTTTTCAATCAAAGTATCTTTAAATTTAGCTGTCATTTCTGCTCTATTTTTTTCTTTTTCTATAGTTGCAAATTTAGCCTCTAACTCTTCTATTTTTAACTGTTCTGGAGTTTTGGCAGGATTTCTCTTTAATAGCTCCGCATCTATTAACTTTTGCATATCATTTTTCTTAAAATTGTCTAATGCAGTTTTTATAGATTTTTGGCTATGCTTATCCTTTTCAGAGTCTAACCAACTTTTAACCTCTTTTATTTCAACTAAATCTACATCTTCTTCTATGTTCTCTATTAATTTTAATAATTCACTTTTTTTCATATTTTCACCTTTCCACGAACGCATAAAGCCCTCGTACAAATTTTAATTTATTAGTTCTAAACCTTTTAGACTAGATGTTATAGGTTGCTACTCTTCCATTTTTCATAATCTACATAATCAATATGTTTTCCAATTGTAGTATTGTCTCTTCTTGTTTTAGGTCTCCATTCTCTACTAGGTATCAATACCATGCATGATCTACAATTTGGATGCAATGGTGGCAATGGCTTGTTTGTATCATTTACTTTAAATACTTTACCGTCATATCCTCTACATTTTTTAGATGTTTTATTGTCCAAGGTAGCCATAAACATCATCCATTCTATGCCTTGTTGTTTTGCAAATTCTTCATTAGCTGCTTCTTGACATCTGCATATTTCTGTTTCCGTTAACCTTTTAGAACAATAAGCATTATTTCCATAACTATCCTTCACTTCTTTATATATTTTATTAACAGATATTCTTCCTTTTAAGAAATCGTTAATCATACCTTTTAAGTCCTTTTCTATTTGCTTCTTATTCTTCCATAATCTATCACTCCATATCTTCCCATCGACAACTGTATTTATTATTTTCAATAACTCTTTTTCTGTAAGTACTGAAACTTTAGCTATAGTTCTCAATGACAAAATATAGTTTCTTAAATTATAAGCTTCTTTAGTAACAGTTTCTAAAATGTACTTAGTATTCTCTTTTTCTAATCTAATTTCTTCTTTTAGAGACTCATTAATAAGCTTATTTAATTCTTGTTTAAGTAGTAGTTTATCTTTACTGCTTAAGCTCAAAACTTCTTCACTAATATCATACTTTAGCATTATTAAAGCCAATTCATTAAGTAATTTGTCCTGATTTTTCTTTTGAAGTTTATATATCTTCTTTAACTCTATATCAGATAATTCATAGCCTAATTTATTTGCTTCTAGTATTAGTTGTAAAAAGAGATTATTCATCTAAATCATCCTCTTCTAGTAATTGTTTTCCTTCAACTATATACTCTTGCTCTGCTTTTATTTTAGTTAGTTCATTCTTAGGATTAGTTATAAAACTAAATAAACTTAATGCAGTTTCAGTTGATAACTTATCTCCTACTTGAGATATCATTTGCGCTGTAGTTAAATCATCGGCGGGTATATTAGATGTAAACTTAATCTTTATGTCTCTAACATCATAATTTTTATTAAATATTATTCTGAGATGTGTAAATAAGCAATGTAACCTAGTTTTTATGCAATTGCTCATTGCTTTTTGATTAAGTTTACACTTAAAATCAACAGCAATTAATCTAGTTTTTAATGCTAAAGATGATGTATTACTTTGCATTCTCTCATTTGTATCTATATGACTTGCAATACTGAATATTTTACTATCTAAATTAGATATGGCATTCTTTATAAACTCAGGAGATATATTTTTAATTAAGAATTGTGCAGTACCATCACCATTGGGTATTTGTATTATTCCTTTTCTTTTAATATCCTTCGCTTCATTCTCTTCACCTAATTCAACACCTGATAACACTAAATATGCAGTTCTAGTATCAGATATCTCATTAACATAATCTGATTGTATTTGTTCTAATGAATCCTGTAATCCTTTTAAATCTTTGTACAGAGTGTCATCCTTCTCTTCTTCAGAAATTTTAGCAATTCCAACAGGAACACATCCAAATATATGTTTAGTTGGATTTAAAACTTGATTAAATTTACTATCAAAATGATATATATAATCTTTCTCGTAGAAGTCTATATATTCATTATCATTTCTATTAAAAATATGTATAAATCCTATAGTGTTTCCTAATCCATCCTTAATAGCTCGTCCACTCCTAGGGCTTATAACCTTACAATCAAACTCATTATATTGATTTATAAAATAAATCTCATAAGCTAATCCATATATAAGCATATTCTTAAATAGTTCTATGTCGTGATCCTCATCTAATACAGACAAATAATAATCTATATCGTTTATTACTTCTTCATGCCCTTTCTTAGATATGTAAGTTATATCATTTGAAACTGAATAAGATATTTCTTCTTTTATAAATTTTTTAATATAATTTGTTGGAGTTATAAGATTACTCCTATCTGTTCTTGGGTATTTATTAACTGTATCTGTGTCTCCTTTGTAATAAGAGTACATTTTATTATACCCGCCAAGTTCTAGCTTAAATTTATCATAGTTCTTCTTTATTATCTCTATATTCATCTGTTTGCCGCCTTTTTTTACATAAAAATAAACTCACTAAAACAGTAAGTTTCTATCTAACAATTTCACTTTATTATTTGTAATTGTGCTAATACTATATCTAAGTGCGTCTATCCCATGATTATATTTATCAATAGGTTTATTTATATAAATTCCATTTTTATCTTTTTGCCACGTGTAGTTATTAAATTCTTCTATTATATGAATACAAGATGGATGTACAATTATGTCAAATTGCTGTAAATACTGTATTCCGTTGATTATAGAATCCCTACCTTTTACAGCATGTTTAACTCTAGTTAAACCAATCCTATATAATTCTTCTATAGATTTAGGTTCAGCACTATCACAAACTATTTTCTCTTTTGAGTAACCTTTTTCACATATGCACTTGTATATATCTTCATTTGTCAGTCCTCGTTCTTGAAACTCATCAAATATATATAGTTTTTTATTTTTCCTATCTATTAATGAGCATACAAACGCAGTTGGATCGTTGGTGTATCCAAAATCAAGTCCAAATATAGCAGTAGTATTTTTATTCTCTCTTTTTATTTCTCTATAATCAAAAGATTCCTTTTTATAAGAGAATATCAACTTATCTAATGTTGCAAATTCACCTAACGCGTATATTTTATAATATGCTGAGTTCTTACTTTCCATTTCTTTTAGAGATTCTATATAATCTTTAGGTAAAAACTTATTATCTTTATAAGTAGTATGTAAAACCATAGTAGACTCTTTATTATATCCATTTTTAAACCATTGAGAATAAACCCAGTTAGATTTAGATATAGGGTTAAACATTACATGTACTTGATTATATGGATTTTTACTTCTTAACCTCAAGTTTAACTGTGAAAAATCATCAAGTGATAATTCTGTTGCCTCCTCAATCACTATATCATCAATTCCTGAAATAGACTTTATCTTTTCTGGATCATCTACACCTTTGAATATAAATTGAGAACCATTAGGCAACTCAATAGTTAATAATGTATCTCTAATTTTACATCTATCATAGATTTTCCAATCTGCTAGGCATGTTTTAAACTCTGCAAATATAGAATCTCTAAGTGAGTTGGTAACTTTTCTCACCACCAAACACTTTCTATTAGAAAATATTAGGTATTTATATATCATTTTCTGTACTACAAATTTAGATTTTCCGCTCCCACCACCTCCATAGTAGATGTTAAATCTTTTTTCATATTGTTCTAATTGAGGTAGGTATACTGGGTTAAACATTTTTTTAGATATTTTAAATTGAGTAGCTATAACTTGTCACCTCCAAACATATTTTATAAATAAAAATAAATCATAAGCACGACCACCATATAGAACTTAAATTAGAAGTATACCCCACCCTAACTTTAATTAATTAAGTTTGCAATTTATATTGCACATACGCAATATTTTAAACTATACCTTAAATCTATCTTTTGAGGATAGTTACATTTTAACAATGTAGTATTTGCAATGATTCTATAATAGAGCATGCTTAACCTTATTAAGTTAAGTTACTAGCATTACAATCATATTAAGTGTATCTCTTGTATTACTTTAATGATTCAGTGTATACTTTATAATATACGAATGTATACTTTATTATCTAAAGTCTAGATGCTATGTAACAAGGTGAGCTTACTCTCTATTAAATTACATTTCTTATCTTAATATATTAAAGTGATATTAATAGTAACTTAATCTTCTAAAGTAACTTCTATTACATTTCCAGTAACATCTATTTCCTTCTTATCTACAAACATTTGCTTCCATCTTCCTAGTAATTCCAATGCTTTTATCTTATCTGATTTTCTACTATCAGAATCTAGTGCTATATTTTTTAATTCCTTTACTATCTCCCCTACTTCCACATCTACATTACCCTTATATTCATCAATTAAATCATTAATATACTCTTTAACGTTCGTATTTGTTAGTAATGTACTAGCATTGACCTTGGCTGTATTGTATTCTATCCTATCATAAACCCTTAAATATGCTTGTGTAGCATTAAGGTCTTTTAAGTATTCTATACAAAATTGTTTCTGCCTGTCATTTAAAGTAGTTTCTTTTACACTCTTTAATACTTTAGCCATTATTAATCACCTCCATTTGATTTAATCTATACTTCTGCATATAAATCTTATAACAACTACTTTATCTTAATTTATATAATCTAATAGATTTAAAATCTCATAATTCTCTTTTATAAATTGTTTTATATAATTACCCTAGTATCTTCAGTTAATACGTATTAATTGAGTTAAGCATATATCGGTTTATACCTCAACAATCTAAAAATAGCCAATGAGATATATTTTTTAATCTCATTGGCTATCCTTTTTCATGTTTCATGATTTTAAAGTTCACATATTTTTCTTTTAATTATCTTCTCTATAAGAATCTGTAAACCACTGTAATCCAGAGATATTGATTCCAAGTCCTACTAAAAACGCTAATATTCCAAGCACAACAACAGCAGCAAAGGAATCGAATGCAGCACCGATAAGCATCCCAACTAGACCCCAACATAGCGATAAAGTGATTACGATCACTCTAGATATTTTTTTATTCCTCAAACTGAAAAACATTCCGATTAATACAATTCCAAATATCCACCAAGAATGTGCCCATAGCCCTAATGCTATTGCAACAATTATGATTTGTAAACTTAGTTTTCCAGCATTCTTATCGTTAATTTCATACTGACCCAGTGCAGAACGTATGTCTTGTTTATTCATATTAACCCCTCCATCCCCATTATCCTTTATTTATTTACATAATTTACCACAACAAAATTAAAACATAAAATACTTGATTTGTAAATACCATGTGTATTTTAGTACTATTTCTCCTTGTGTCCACCATGATTTTTTATTTTATACACTAAAAAGAGCCTACGAACCTCTTCATAAGCTCTATTAATCTATATAAATTATTTTAAAGGAGGAATCTATGCTGTCTTATTTATTGTTAGCTTATTATAATCAGTTATATCAACACCATTATCAATCGCAAATGACTTAGCAACCTCTAACACTTGTTCATACTCATTTTCTTTTATACATCCCATTTTTGATGTCTTAGACTTTAAAGTAGATTCTTTATAATGCCTTCCCGTTCTAGCAAAATACTCTTCATTTAATTTATTCTTCTTGCGTGTCTGTCTACTAGTTAAGTTTATACCTAGCTTATTATTAATGAATGAGTAGAATGAGCCGTAAACATAACCAATCTCTGTATTTATATGTCTAGCTGTTATATTTAAAATCTTACTTAATTCTTTATTAAATGCTTCAAATGTTATGTTATTATTAACTACTTCATCCAATACCTTAGAAGTGTGTATTAATTTCAATTCTACTTCTTTCTTTTCTTGCTGTTCTCTTATCCATGCTTGCGCTCTAGCTATTGGATCTTCTATCATATAAGATTCTACGCTTACTTCTTTTAATGTATTTTGCATAGTGTGAAACTTTTTAACATACTTAGCTGTAAATATCATTCCTTTTTCACCTTGAAACTTATTTGCTAAGAAGTCACATCCCATTTTAGATACTAAGTATTCTTTATTAGATTTTCCACTTGCATCAATGTATGTGTTTTCTATAAAGTAATCACTCACCGTCAATTGGTGGTCAGTTAAAATATCTATTATTCCTCGTCTATCTTTTCTTCCATCCAATTTTACTAATATACTATCATGTCTCATTTCTAACATTTCAGCTATGTCTCTTGTACTTATTCTTATTTCTTCATTATTTACTAATTGTAAATTTCTCATATTCTCTATTACCCACCTTTTAATATATTATTTATTTTATGTGTCCATCCTTGACACAAATTTTCATACTAAAAAGGATAGGTGGAGGGTTATTATCCCTCAAATTCCTACCCTGCTTGAAATAAATTGCCGCTATTTCACAACAGGAGCTTTATTTATTTTCTTAACTTATTAAAAATTTTCTATCAAATACTTCTTCATTTAAAATGTCATAAACCTTTTGCCTTCTTTGTCTTTTGTTCATCTCATATTCAAATATTTCTTCTGTTAATACCCCTAAACCTATTGTAAATTGTATGTTTGGCTTTATATACCAATGATACGTATCATATAAATCTTCTAATTCAAACTCATCCATCGACATTAAAATTGAAGGCTCAACTAAACCGTCAAATGTATTTTCATCTTGTATTTCATAATTAGCTTTCTTTATTTTGCATAAGTTCCCAGCTTGAACTATTGTGTACTTAACATTATTTTTGTCTGTGTATTCTAATACCATTTCTTTTATTTTCATATCTCTATTACCTCTCATTTTAACGTCACTCAGACGATTATTTTTTATTGGTGATGGATTTTGAGAGAACCCATCAAACTCATATAAGGAGATAAAAGTACATTTTTACATCATCTAATAACATAACAAATCCGAGTGAAGATGATACCTCTACCACCTTCACTCTAGACTTTTTAATCCGTATGAGAAGTCATCAAACTCACTCTATAAAATAAAAGGGAGGTAAGAATATGAAAAAATAAGATTGTTATGTTATTAAATCATGCAAAAAGATACAAGGAGGACTAGGACAATACCTCTACTATCCTAGCCAAATGTCAAATTTTTCTAAAAAACTATACAAAGATAACATAGTTCGTTCACCTACCCTAAACCGAGTGTAGTGGTTCTCAACGGAACGAAGGTTAAAAACTCAATGCCTCATTCTCTACTCCATCATCTAATATTTTTTGTAAGCAGAATTCCTTTACAAGCATATCTTTTAGAGATTTATATTTCCAATATTCAAAATTTAGACTATCAATATAATCTTCAATCTCCTTAATCTCACTCTTATACTTATCAATATATAATTGTAAATACTCCCACGTTATCTGTTCATAATTATATTTAAAAGTCACAAACTCCAACTCATTAACCTCATCTTCAAAATACATCGTTCTCATTCCTTTCAATTAATTTTTCACATAAAAAAAGAACCCTATTTCTAGAGTCCATCTTCTTCTTTTGGGCGTAAAACGGTAAATCATGTTTTCCACCCTCGCACGAACCTAAAAAGCAAGGTTCTTAGCGAAAATTTATATCTTCTTTTTATTTTTAAGTAAGAGGACACTTTTTTGCGTATTTTTTAGGAAAATTCCAATTCTAATATATATTAGTAATAATCCGAAAAATCATAGAAAATACGCAAATTTCTGTCCTTATATTCTATCTACTATCCAATAAGTATCTTTTTTACTATTGATAGTTAATCTTTTTGATTCTATCTTAAATGGTATATCTTTCTTTTTTAATTCTACACTTATTTTTCCAGCAGTTTTTTGTTGTTTGCCATCTACTCTAAAATTTAATCTATTTTTTAACTCTTTTTGTTGATTCTTATTTAAAGGTATAGTTTCTAGCGTTTTTAAATAATTATACAGTTCTTCTTTTTCGCTCATCTTTTTACCTTCTTTATTTAAATACTTTCTATATTTTTCCAGTATTTCATGTGTTATTTTTTCAATATCATTATTTTTCATATATCCTTTTATATCTTTTAAATCAAATATCCATGTCCCATAATTATTAGTTGTATGTACTATATGGCCATAAAATTTCAAATCTTCACTAACCGTTTCCCAAGTAACATCTTTTTTATCAACGTATACAACCCCATATTTTTCTTTTATTTCTTCTTTCATAGCCGGCGTTAATCTTACATTGAAATATTTCTTATCTAACTTTTCAATTAAGTCTGGAACATATAGAAAATTTTCTATATTTTTACCTCTTTTCATAAGTTTATTGTAAATAGCGCTATAACAATAATCATCTACAGGTTCATATTTATTATATTGCCCTATACGCTCACATCTGCTATACGCTCCTTCAGGATCTTGTAATTCCATATAAAAACCTTTAACATATAGTTTTTTTATATTATGTCTTACTCTATTTCTAGCCTGAATCCAAGTATAATCTTTAGTATCATCTATTATTACATGTTGAATTCTATCATCATATAAATTCCACCCCGTTTCGTAAGCAGCATTTATAATTAAAACATCTATATCATCAGGAAGTATACCTCTTTTTATATTATTATTTCCCTCTAGTAGCTGTTTTCTAAGATCAAACTGAGACTCATTCATTTTTAATTCATTACTATCTTTTTCTTTTGTATTCTTAGAACACAACCACTCAGCTTTAATTCCATATTTAGTAAATAGTTTTTTGTATTTCTCAGATGTCTTATTAAAATTAGTGTATATAAGTAACTTTTCACCTTTGCCAAATACCCCATATTTATTTAAGATATACGCTTTAATGATATTAGGAGCATGATTAATATAGAATTTCTCATCTTCTGTATAACTTATAATTTGTTCTAATTCATTTTTATTAAACATTATTTTAGATTTCACATTATATTCACCTAGTCTATACTCCGTATTTACTAAAGTAGCAGTTAATCCAAGTATTAAAGTTTTATTAGATATTATATTGTTTAGATTTTGAAGAACTCTACTATACTTGTATCCGTTGTTATCATTATCGTATTTACCAGCATATAAGAATAAGTTATGTATCTCATCAAATACAATTAAGTTATAATACTTTATTATTTCTTTACCGCTTTCATGCTCTAATAACATTCCCAGTGTTGAATAAGTAATAACTAGCATTTTACCACATTTACACTCATTTTCTATTAATTCTTCATAGCTTTCTTAAATTCACTCTCAGATAATCGCTTAACTCTACCTTTAATTTCTTCATCTAATAAATTAGAATCTACTAGAGTTGATGTGTCACATACCATCATACATTTATCTAAGTTGTAGCTGAAATTCCATTTTAAACTATCAACATATTTAGTTGAATTATCCAATAACTCCTTATATATAAATTTAGTCTTTCCCGATCCTGCATGTGAGTTTATTATATTTAAAACTCCATAAGCTAAAGTTTTTTCAAACTCCTTCATTGCTTCCGATAACCATAATTTCTCCATAACCATATGTCCCCTTTTACTATTTACATAAATTCTCTTTATATTTTTTAAACATTGATTTAAAATAATCGTTTGAATCAAATAATATATATTTCTGTCCGTCCTTTTGACCTTTTCCTACTCCTATAACTCTACATCCCTGTTTTATTAACCAATCTGCTTGCTTAAAATCAAATATTCTCATCCCGTACCTCCAAAATACTATTTACATAATCATTAATTAACTAAAATCTTCATTATGCTAAGAGTACGCATATCTACATACTATGAGCATAATCTTCTTCACAACCCCTATGTGCGAGTAACAACTTTTGTTACGATGCACCATATAAGAATAACAGAGAGTTAAGATAATTAATCCTAACCCTCATATATTTTTCTACACCAGATATCACCTACCCTACGTTGGAGGCGTAGCGGTTTTTGCGTAGATCCAACATAAGTAAGTCTTTGTATATTATTTTAAATCACATATAAATTTAATCTCTTAGCTTTAGTTAAATCTTTCTCTTTAGGGTTTTTGTAAGTTACTACTAAATATTTCCCCTCTTCAAATGGATTGTCTGGATATAACTCCCCTATAGCCTCACCAGTTTCACAATCAATAACTCTATCATTTTCAACTAATATTAATCTTTTGGGAATTTCAGTTAAATTATAATCTTTGACATTTAATATTAGATGTTTAGTATTTTTACTATTTTTAACTAATTCTAAAAATGCCTCTTTATCACTATGTCTTTCCAAGTTACAATGTTCTTTACTGTATTTATCAAATAAATAAGTTATGTCCCCATCTACATTTAATCTATAAAAGTGGAATTTATCATTTTCATCAAGTAAGTAAGTTTCTAGTTCCTCAAAGAAGAAGTTTATTATAAATCTACTACTTATTTTTGATGGATATTCTGCATTATCTTTAGTGTAAACTTTTATATCATTGATAGTTTTTAATAAAGTCATATAATCAACCTTATCTTTAATGTTATCTTGTATTTCTTTTCCTGTTAAAATGTCGATTTCATTGTATTTTATATTTCTTTCTGATTTTAATTCATCTATTTGCTCTTGAAGTTTATATTTTTTCTTACCACTTTTAGCAGATTTTTTCTTTGCTTCTAATTCTCTTATTTTTACAATGTTACTATGTAATATTCTTTCATCGCTCCAACCTTTGTAAATCTTAGTTAACTTCTCTTTTATATCCGAATCTACTTTTATATCCTCACTTATATCATTTATAGCTTTGACAACTACATCTGTATTAGTTTCATATTCCTTTCTAGCTAGAAAACCAATTTCTCTTTCAACTTTATTTGCAAAATTATTTAGTAATGAATGAGTATTCTCAGTATTAGATTTATTAACAACCTTATTTTTAACTTTGAAATTTGCGTAAAATAAATAGAGCGGCTTTTCATATCCTTCCACCATCTTGTCCATAACTTTTTTCATATCAACTGTTAGTCCTATTTTAGTTTTTGGCGCATCAATAGCCACTTGTTGAAGATACAAGTGATAATATGAGTTTAATTTTTCTTTTTGAAAGTTATTTAATAAATGTTCTTTTCTCATATCATCTGTAATATTATCAATATCTGTTATATCTCCAATTAAAACATCATATTCAATATCTGCTTTTACTTTTTCTTTCTTATCATCATATTTTAAATCTTTATAATTATTTAATTTTGACTTAAATAAATCTACATAATTAGTTTCATAATCTTCTTTATCTGTTTTTATTCTAATATCGTTAAGTTGAGCTTGTATTCTATTTGAAATTATAGATCCATTATTTGAAATTTTCCCGATTAAATTACCTCTTGTTTCTATAATTGAATTAAATACTACTAAGTCATAAGTTTCTTTTGTGAACTTATCCTTTACTGTATTTCCATCAAATTGATTATGGAATCTCCAGTTTTTACCGTCCTTTATATCTTCTATAACTGCATTGTATACTATCGAATTATCTATTATACAAGCCTCGTCCAAATCAAAATCAGCACCTGACATATTTTTTGCAGATGAGTCTAGGCTTAATATTACTATATCTTTAGTTAAATGATTAAGATACTTTTTATATAAAGTACTTTCAGTAATCTTTACTCTCAGTATCTCAGTAGGTGAGTTTAAAGGTGATCTAGCAGCAACTCTTACACCTGTTTCATTATTTACATATATTTCTCTATCTTGTAATGCAAATTCAGGTCTTTCACCTAGTATATAATCTATATCCCCATTTTCTTTTAATTCATATCTACTTTCATCTTCAGATACTAAATAAAGTGAATGAATATATGCAATTGGGTCATGGAATAAACGTTTATAATTTGCTTTAGTATATATTTTCCCACCTGCTAATTGGTTTATGGATTTATTTACAATGTGTGATACTAAAAAATCTGCTTGTTTTGTATTTCTAAATTTATCATGTATTTGAATTAATCTATGTATTTTCTGTGTAGAACTAATCTCATCTATATCAGCTGAATCTGAGTATGAATCTCCTAATAAAATTCTTAATTTATCTGTATCTTTATTAATAACTATATCTTTGAATGTATTTACAGTTTCTTTTGCTAGTTCATCTAACTCCAATGGTGTTAGGCAGAGATTACTAAGTATCTGATAGTTCAATTTAGTGTATTCTTTAATATCTGATTTACTGTAGTTGATTATGTTAAATCCTTCAAATAAATGAGCGTATTTACAACCTTCTTCGCCCCTTTTAAGCGATTCCAAAGAATCTATATAATCATCAAATGACTTGAAGTTTTTAGCCCATTTACACATGCTAGAATTCATTATACAATCATATTCCATAATATCTACAGAATTCCCCCAAAAATCTTTAACTATTAATGAGTTAATTCCTTTTTCATTTTTTAAATAACCCTTCCAATCAAATCCTGCAAGCATACCCTTAGATGCAAAACCTATAGAACGTATCCCTATCCATGCTAAAGGCTCAACAATTTTTTCACCTTGTTCTTTTAATCCTTGTCTTATTTCTTCTAACATAGAAAAATCTATTAATCCGCATCCATCAAAAGCTGATAATTCTAGCTCTAAATCTGGTTCTTCTACTAATTTTAAATTCTTTAAATCAATAGTATCTTTATCTATTTGTTGAAATCTTAAATAGTCAGCTATATGCTTAAATTTCATTTCAGGAAGCACACATATCCTCTTATTAAAATCTTTTATATTTACTCTTGTTCCATTTGTTAGCGATAATGCTGTTCTTGAAATTACATCTTTATTTATAGCTAATTCAAATTCACCTTCACTATCTTTAACTTTCTCTTTATATTTCATTTTTTCAAGTTTACCAAGTGATATAATATTTTCCCAAACTGCTTTAAATCCTATATCATTTTTATCTATAAGTAATACTTCATCCTGTTTTAGATATGATGGTGATGTTGTCAAATAAACATAATGTATTCCGCCATAATCAACTCCATTTTTAAGTATTTCTAATGCTTTTTCATTAGATTTTTGTGGCAATTGGTATTTAATTATATTTAATTCTTCTAATTCTTCACCTTTACAAATATCAAATATTCTAGTAAAATCACTTTCTTCTAATGAAATTGGTGTAACCTGAAACTCTTCATATTTTTTTACTATCCCTTTAATTTTTCTTCTCATATTCCAACCTCCATTTTTACTCCATCCCTATTATATTTGTGTGCATCGTGTACACATCATTCCGATTGATTTAAAAGTGGTCGACACTATCGACTACAATTTAGATGTATTGTTATTTCTCAGTTCTTGACTCTAACATAAAATCATATAACTGGGATTCGCTCATATATTTTCGCCCACGGTGGGCGAATGTTGAAATTTCAACATTTATATGTATTTAATATAACGTAAATGACGATGATAAATGATTCATTTCTATATTACCTTCACACAGTTTAATAAACATATCTAATTCTGATTCTGAAACTAATTCTTTATCATCTTCTAACTCTCTATCTATCCATTCTTGACTGTCTATAAAGAATTTTTTATTTGTTTGATTATAAATAATTTCTCTCCCCTGAATTGGTAAACTATTTATAAAATTTAAGATATCATCCTCATATTTATAAGTTTCCTCATATCCATCTATTTGTGGCTTTTCATTAACCCATTTGTATAAGCTAAGATTGTCACAATCAGGACATAATTGAATTGTAATTTTATCATCGTCAAACTTGCTTCCATATCCTCTTTTAGAGATTTCATATTTAACTATTCCTTCTTTTTTTTGTAAACATTTGTGGCATAATTTTTTTGTGTTTTTAATATAGTTCATTTTAATTCCCCCTGTTTTTTATTGACACTATTATTCCAAAGGGATATAATCTATATTGCGAGTATAGGTTGCTATATCCCTTTGGAGTAGCGCCTTTTTTATTTTTAGTATTTAAGTCTATCAATCTCTTCAAATACTAGATCAGTGATTACATCTCTAAGCGTTTTACCTTTAATTTCAAGTAGTTCATCAATCGCTTTATTTTCTTCTTCTGTAACCCTAATTGTTCTTTTTTTCATCAATTTAGACTTACCTTGTCTGTCATTATATCCTTCTCTTATTGTCATTCTAAAACAACTCCTTTGCTTTATATTTATATAATATTATATTGCGACGTCACTTGTCAATAAAAAATATAAGGAAGTTTCAATTAACTCCCCTTACAATATATATACCTTATAATTAGCCATATATCGCAACTATTTTTGGACACCTAATTTCCCCTCATAATTATAATAGGAAATAAAGTTCCCTTTTTGTTGTTTTCATAAATTTTCGTAATACAAATATCTATAAATGAATATAAGGGTAGCTAGATAAATAGTCTCCCTTTTATATACTATTAAGTTATAACTTATCAATATTGAAGAATCCTATACGCACTGACAGCATATCGAAGTTTTCTATATTCATGTCATTAAAATTTATAACTTCATTCTTACTTATATATAATCTTATATTGTTTCTATTTTCATTTATATATTCTTTCATAAAATCTAGATTTAAAGCTTTACCTTCCTCTAAACTTCCGTTAATTACACAAGTGCATTTTTTAACATTTCTATCCTTAGTTTCAGCTTGAATTTCATAAATATAATCCATATCAATTACCCCCTGATTTTATTTTAATAATTAATTCTCTAATTACCTATAACTTTATCCATTCCATGTTTCCCCATTTCAGAGCCAACCTTAATTATTATATCTTTAAATTCATTCCATCCCCAATTGACACTTTTTTTAGTTAACTCTTGAACTTTTTCCATACCACTTAATGTTTTATCTATCCCCAACTTAGTTTCTACGTAATCTATACCAGCTCTCGTTATTTTCATACCATAAAGGCTGTATTCTTGATATTCACCTTCTTTAAAATATTTTTTGTATTCAGTTATATATTCTTCATTAACTAGTTTGTCTAATGCCCAAATAAAAACACTTCTTTCTATTCCTAATTTTTCAGAAGTTATTTCTTCCTCCATATCAGGTATGTCCTTCTGATATTCTGTGTATATCGCTACTAATACTTTTTGCTTTGTATCTAATTTCATAAAATCTCCTTTCTATACATGTAGTTCAGTAATTAATTCTACATAAATACCTAAAATCCTGCATTTTATACTATTGAATTAAAATGTATCCATGTGATATATTAAGTTCTGAGGTGATGAAATGGAAGGAAGTGTGAGAAAAAGAGATTCAGGAAGATGGGAATACTATTTTGATATTGGCATTATTGATGGTAGGCGTAAAAGAAAAACTAAAGGCGGTTTTAAAACTAAATCTGAAGCAAGTAAAGCATTAAGAGATGCTATATCTTTATACGAGCAAGGATTAATTGCTGATAGTAAAATACCTTATTATAGTGACTATTTAGATTACTTTTATGATAATTGCATAGTGCTTAATACTAAGTATAGCACTCAATACTTATATAAAAAAATTATAGATGTACACATAAAAAAAGACTTAGGTTTTTACAAGTTGGATAAATTAAATTCTTCTATATTACAAAATTATTTGAACGGAAAATACAATGAAGGTTATAGTAAAAACTATCTTATTTCTATTAAAAATCTTTTAAATATGTCTTTAAGGCACGCATGCAAAGTTAATAAGTACATTCCCTATAATCCAGTTTCAGACGTTTCAGTTAATTTTAAGTTTAATAACAAAAATATAGAAATAGTATCGCTTGATGATTTTAAATATATAGTTAATCATCTTAGAGAGAAGGATTATTATTATATACCTTTAACAATAGGATTTTATACTGGCATGAGATGTGGTGAAATATTAGCTTTAAAGTGGGATAATATTGATTTAGATAGTGGCATAATACATATCAGGCACACCTTGATAACTAAGCCATCAGGGGAATATATGTTAACTGACCCCAAAACAAAAAACTCAGTAAGAAGTATCTATATAGGCGAAACTTTATGTGACATCTTAAAGAATTATAAAGATAGGCAACTATCAGAATATAGTTTCAAAGAATTTGTATGCTGTAGTATAAAAGGTAATGTTATGACTAGAAAGAATATCGACTACTTAAACAAATATATTAAAAACAATTTGAATATTAAGTTTAACTTTCATATGCTAAGACATTTACATGCAACCCTATTATTAGAAAGTGGAGCAAATATAAAATCTATTTCAGAGCGATTAGGACACTCTAGTATCAAAATAACATTAGATACCTATGCTCATAATACATTAAGGCTAGAAAAAGAAACTGTTGATTTATTTGAAAGATATACAGTATAA